ATGTCCGGTGATGTAAAGGATTGGAACGAAAAATTGACTCCAGCTGAAAAAAACTTAGTAGGAAATATCTTACTAGGTTTTGCTCAGACTGAATGTGCAGTATCAGATTACTGGACACAAAAAGTACGTATCATGGTTCCCAAAACACGAGGTGCAACAGATGGCTATGATATTTGGCTCACAAGAAACAATACACGCTGTTGCATATAGTTATTTAAATGAAACACTTGGATTGGAAGACTTTGAAGCGTTTCTTCACGAACCCGCAACATCGGAAAGATTTGATAATTTGGTCTCTTATAACGGTACTGATCCTGTGGGGATTGGTAGAAGCTTGGCCGTGTTTTCGGCTTTCGCAGAAGGTGTTAGTCTGTACTCAGCTTTTCGCTGTTTTATATAGTTTTCAGCTTCGCAACCTTCTCAAAGGAATAGGACAACAAATGAAATGGTCTGTAAGAGACGAATCATTACATAGTAGAATGGGCTGTCAATTATTTAGACACATGTGTGAAGAAATACCTGATTTAAAAGATCAATGTAAAGAAGATATATACGAGGCTGCTAAAATTATGGTAGATCTTGAAGAGAAATATATAGATAAAATGTTTGAGATGGGAGATATTGAAAACCTAAAGTCATATGACTTAAAACAATTTATTAGAAAAAGAACAAATGAAAAACTACAAGAATTGGGTTACTCAGATAAGAGAAGATTTTTCAACTATGACAAGGATGCAGCAGCGAATCTTGATTGGTTCTATCATCTTACTGGGGGTCACACTCACACTGACTTTTTTGCGATTAGGCCGACTGACTATAGTAAAGCGAATGAAGGAGAAGATTTTGAAGACATATGGTAAAAAGAAAAATACTTAAGCTATTAGCTTATACAAATAAATTAACAAGCTATCAGAAATTTGCATCTCGTGTAGGATATATGGGAGCTGCATTTTTAATAGCAGGGCAATGGACTTTAGATCCTAGATTATTTATAATAGGATTTTGTTGTGTTATAATACAAGTATCATCCCGCAAACAATGGAACTTAGTTGCACTAAACATGAATGGTTTAGTTGCATGGATTAATCATTTTTTAAAATAAAATTAAATGCCACAAAATAAATTAAAACAAAAAGTAGAATCATTAACTAAAGTTGTTCAAGCTTTAATTAAAGAAGTACAAACGAATGCCACTATTTGTGAAGGTACCTTAGCCGCGTTTAAAATACATGTTGGTAAAGAAGACTGGGATAAAATAGTTGAAGAGTTAAAACATGTAGAAGAAAGAAAACACGCTGCGGCAGCAGGTATTAATGAAAAAAAATTAGATGTAAATGTGGAATAATGATTGGAAAAAAGGAATAGATTATCCTGAGTGGGGTGATACAGAGGTATATAAAAAAACAATAGGAGGAGGCTATTTATACAATGGAGAAACACCAAAAGAAGCGTACAGAAGAGTTGCTAAAACAGTTGCGAGAAGATTACAGAAAACCGAAATGGAAGAAAGTTTTTTCGAATATATTTGGAAAGGCTGGTTATGCCTTGCATCACCCGTTTTATCGAACACTGGCACTGATAGGGGCTTACCTATTAGTTGTTTTGGCATTGATGTCGCTGATTCTATTATTGATATAGGTCAGAAAAACTTAGAGATGATGCTACTCGCTAAACACGGTGGTGGAGTTGGTATCGGTGTAAATCAAATTAGACCCGCCGGAGCAAAAATAACAGGTAATGGAACAAGTGACGGAGTTGTACCGTTTTGTAAAATATATGATTCAACTATACTTGCAACAAATCAAGGATCTGTCCGAAGAGGAGCTGCATCAGTTAATATCAATATTGAACATGACGATTTTGAAGAATGGCTCGAGATTAGAGAGCCAAAAGGAGATGTCAACAGACAATCTCTTAACTTACACCAATGTGCTGTCGTCGGCGATAAGTTTATGCGAAGACTTGAAGCTGGAGATAAAGAAGCCAGAAAAAAATGGAGTAAGTTGTTACAGAAACGAAAAGCTACTGGTGAACCTTATATTTTATTTAAAGGAAATACGAATAAGCAGAACCCAAAATCTTACAAAGATAATGGTTTAAAAGTACATATGACTAATATATGTTCTGAAATTACATTACACACAGATGAAAACCACAGTTTTGTATGTTGTTTGTCATCTTTAAATTTAGCAAAATATGAAGAATGGAAAAGTACAAACCTCATTTATGACTCTATATGGTTTCTTGATGGAGTTATGGAAGAATTTATTCAACGAGCAAAGGGATTACGAGGCTTTGAAAACGCAGTACGAAGTGCAAATAAAGGAAGGGCACTTGGGTTGGGTGTGCTTGGATGGCATACCTATCTTCAAGAAAAGGGCATACCATTTGAAGGTTTGCTTGCTCAGTTTGAAACTAGGAAAATTTTTAGCCAAATTAAAATTGAAAGTGAAAGAGCTTCTATGGTACTTGCTGAAACTTATGGCGAGCCTTTGTGGTGTGCTGGTACTGGCATGCGCAATACTCACCTTCGTGCTGTTGCTCCCACTGTTAGTAATTCAAAGCTTAGCGGAAATATTTCGCCAGGAATAGAACCTTGGGCTGCTAATGTTTTTACAGAGCAATCAGCTAAAGGAACATTTATAAGAAAAAATCCTACGTTAGTTAAAGTTTTAAGAAAATATAAATTAAATACAAAAGAAATATGGGACAAGATATTAGCCGATGGTGGTTCGGTGCAAGATATAAAAGGTTTAGAAGAAGATACCAAAGAAGTATTCAAAACATTTAAAGAAATAAATCAATTAGAATTAATTAGGCAAGCGGGTTTAAGGCAACAATATGTAGATCAATCTGTTAGTTTAAATTTAGCTTTTCCTAGTATAGCTACACCAAAATGGATTAACAAAGTTCATTTTGAAGCCTGGAAAAAAGGTATTAAAACATTATATTATACTCGTACAGAATCTGTACTGCGTGGAGATATTGCACAACAAGCTATGAGTGAAGACTGTGTAGCGTGTGATGGTTAGTTAGTTAAGTCAAAAAAGGGGATCTCAACGGATCCCCTTTCTTGGTTACAGGAACTTTTGGGTATGGTACGCCCATTTTATTTTTGTTCCTTATTTTTTTGATTTATGTTTGTTACAAAAGTTTCTAGCAGCTTCTTTACTTCCAAAGCCCCATTTTTTTAATGCCATTTTTAATTTAGTTGGTTCACCTTTAGCATCTTTTAAAGATCCAGCCATACCAGCAAATCTACAAGCAAATGACACTCTGCGTTTACCTGTTCCAGATGTTTGTCTAGAACCTAATGTTTTACCAGTATCTCGCTTATGCTCTGCTCGCATAGCTCTATTCTGTTTTTCGTAAGCTTTTTCTTTTATTTTTACAGGTGATTTCATATTACTTTGTATTTTGTTTTACCGTTTTCTTTGTAAGCTTTTAAACATCTATTTCTGTTATCTTCATCACTAACATATGATACGTGAATCCAATTAGGATTTGTATCTGTGCCAAATTCCCATATTAGCTGATCAAAGTTTAAGTTTTCTTTTATCCACTGATACATCTCAGCATTAGTTTTATAACCATAGACGTCATCTAAGTCTAATGCTTGACCTTTCATATGCTGTGAGCTTTTGGCTCCTCCTATAGCTTCGTTTAAAGCTGCTGATCTAAACATACTAGTAACTTTTATTGGTCCACCAACAAATTCTCTTAGTGGTTCAAATATTTTATTAGCTGTTTCTTTCATAGTCTCAACATGTGTAGGACTAGGTGTATTGTCAATACCTTTTCGCTTAGCTGTATTTGAGTGTATAGCTTCTGCGTAAGTTATATGTTTGCTTATTTTTTCCATAACTAGAATTTATTAGCCTCGTTAATATCGTCTATAGTTTTTTGTATTTCAACAAGATCCGTAGGAAGTAGTAAGTCTAACCCAGCTTTAAACGACTCTTCAACAACACCGTTTTTAAATATTAATAATGTTGGAGCCATCCGTACTCTATATTCTTTTTTAGACTTAGGAGCTTTTGCTATATCTATTCTATAGTATTTAGCATTTTTTATTTTGTCCCAATCATAAAAACAATTTTTTTCATTAAATTTTGCCCAAAATTCTATTACAACAGTGTTTTCATTATCATCACCAAAAGCTTCACTTGATATAACTTTTTGTAAACTTGAATCATCGACCCAGTATTCACTTGGAACATCTACTTGACTAAAACTAAAAAATGGTATTAAAATTAAACTTAAGTATTTCATTATCTATTTTTTTGTATGTCGTATAATCTTTCATCAATCTTTTTTAGATCTTCTAAAATCTTATCAACATCATCTTGTGTATCCATAATTGTCTGACGAATTAATTCGTCTTTTAAATCATACTCTACTCTATCAATAACAGGTTCAGGTTTTACCATAGCTTCTGCAATATCCGCTTGCAAAGTATACCACATACCTGACAATGTTATTACAAAACCTACTACCATGCCTATTGTTTTTAAATCTAAAGTTACCTTTGTATCTTCTCCTATTTGTGGTGCTCCTGCCATTTTATTTAAATGTATAGTTTATTCCAAATGTTGAATTGTAAAACTTAGTGTCCCACATTTTATTATACTCTCCTTCAACAAAAACACCTAAATGTTTTCCAATTTTCCAACCAAAGTTTAATCCAACCTGATAGTCTTCCCATTGCTCTGGTTGAGCGTCTTGTCTTAATCCTCCTTTACCCCAGTTATTTCTGTTTAAGTAGCTAAAGTCAGTATCTCCAGAAACATATTTATGATAACCAGGTAAGTAATTTACGTAGGCATGAAGACCAAAAATTATTTTTATAATGATAAAAATCTGCACCGACAATAGGTGACAACAAACCAAACTCTCCGATCATATCCCATTGCTCGTTGTTATACCTATTAATAAGATCTCTAAAAACTGTATTACGAAATTGTAAATCAGTGTATGCTACTGTGTTACCATCAGGATCCACCCAATACCAGTCAGATGTTTCATTTCCGTTTTCATCTTCTGATGTATAATATATATCGTCATAGCCATATTCAAAACCTAAAGCATACCACGGGTTTACTGGATATTCTATAACTTCACCATCAGGTGTTGTAAACGTTTCAGTTTCATTTAACCATATTTCTATAGGATTATATCCATAAGCTCTTTCGTGTGTACGGTATATAAGACCCGCAGATATACTAAACTTTTTACCAATAGGTATTCTAGTTCTTAGCTCTGCTGATTTATAAGAAAAATCAAAAGTACCTTGCTCTCTAGCTTCTACTTTAGCTATATGATATTTACCCGTATGTCTTAAGAAATATCTAAAATTAGTAAACTCTTCACCACGTAATCTTTCTTTTTCAAAATGAAATAAATATTCAAAACCATCTACTGCAGATGTGGGTGATGACAATGCTTGTTGATTTTCTCTGTAAGCATTACCTGTCCAAAAGTTTCCAGGTTTTCTTTCATACCCAAATCTACCTAGTTTACGTATACCAATACCTATTCTATAATCAAAGTCAAAATATTCTGTAACTTCAACAACGTTAGGTATAGCATATAGATCACCTTCATCAGGTCGTTCTACAAAGAAATCTTTTCTAGAGTTTTCATAAGCATTTCTAACATCACCAGCCGCGTAAACTGTTCCGTATTTTAAAAAATCCTTATAAAGCTCTGTAAATATATTTTTTTTATCTTGAGCATTACTTGCAAATACACCCAATGCAAAAAGGACACATAAAATTTTTTTCATTTTTCATAGTTGTTTATTTTTTTAGTTTTCTACCTTTGCGAGCTTCACCTTTCAAAGCATCGTCTATGTCTCCAAGTTGATTACCTACTTCTTTAATTGCGCTAGCAACGTCTGATAGTTCTTGGGCAGTTAATTTATATCTTTTTTTAATTTCTTTTACTGTAGCTATTGCTTTTTCGTCTACATTTGTTTTACTCCAAAGTAAATTCCAAACATCAATCCAATATTGTTTTGTTAATTTCCACATAATATATTTATTTTATTCTCCACATTTTTTAGAAGGATCATCTACTCTTCTCCAGTCTTCATTTTCAAACCAATCTCTAAGTGTAGCTCCTTTTTTACGAGCGCCTTTTACATTAGTATCACTCGATCTTTTATATTCACCGCTAGATCCCGATGATTTTTTAGCGTCAACTAGTTCTTTTTTCTTTTCTTCTGACATGTTATCAAGCTTAGCTTTAGGTAAACATGTTTTTGTAGTGCCACCACCTTTTTGTTTAGTAGCAGGTGAACCTTTTTTACGACAACTACCTTTAGCGCCTTTGACAGTGCCAGGTACTCTTTCGTAACCATCCCAACAATTAAGAGGAGATCCTTCTTTCATTTCATCTATATGATCTTCAACTATTTCAGCTTGTGCTAAATGCATTTTAGAAGCTTTTTTAAGTTGAGAAACAACACTAGATAGTGTTTTGTCTTTATTAAAGGGTGATGTATATGCCATTTTTATTTCTTTTTACCTCCGCCAAATTTACCAGGTCCACCGGCTTTTGTACATCTTACACCCCAACCTGAAGCATAAGCACTTGGCCAAACCTTAAATTTCTTTTTTGCAGCTGTTTTACAAGCCGAGCTAATCTTACCGTACAAAGGACTACTTTCCATTTTCTTTTTTATTTTGTAATTCAATTATTTTATTTACTCTATCAACTTCGTATTTTAAAGCTTTTATTTCTTTTTTACTTAAACCTAGTTTTATTAAAGTTTCTACTTGTTGCGGTTTAGTAGTGTCTTTCATCATGTTTTCTACTTTTAATTCAGCTTCCATTTCAGGTGTTATAATAACCTTTTCTTCAACACCGTAGTAAGGTAAACCTACATCCCAAGTACTCCAACCTAATAATAAAGCTACTTTTTGCCAAGCCGCTGTTTGATCGCTAATTATATTTCTTATAGCATTTGTTTTTTGAACAGCTTCATCTGTTGGTAAATTTGTCAATGCTGATATAACTTGAGCAACTGCTAAATAAGCTGGATTATCAATATCTATACCTTGTGCTTTCATTTCTTCCATGTTCCATGAAAAACTTCTTGCAGCGCTATTTAACTTTCTTAATTTAGCTTGTATTGGCGGAGATATAGAAAATAAAGCATCTACAGCTTCTTCATATTCCGGTGATTTTTTACCAGTTTGTTCTGCTATCTCCATTAATACATGTTTAAGTGTAACAGCTAAAGCTCCTTGTATACCAAAACCTCTAACTTGAGAATCAAACATACCATTTAAAGTTCTATCTATTCTTTGTTGTCTTTTAGTTTGGTCTTTTTCGTCAGACTCATCACCGTCAAATAATAAAAACTGAACACCTTGTTGTAGCGAGTTAAATATTAAATTCTGTATACCGCCGTAGTAAACTATTTTAGATATATTTTGTTTCCAATCACCTCTACCATTTATAAGATCTTGTATAGCTCTTTTTTGTATTCTTGCATACTGCATTTGAGTATTACCAAAAGATAATATTAAACGACCTGCAGCTGATCTTTGCTGATCACTTATTTTAGCAGCGTTACTAGACTGTTGACTTGTTTCAGATGTTTCTCTAAAATCTTCAAAAGCTTGTTGTTCTGCTGTTTGTTGATCAAAACCTTGTTCTAAATAACTATTAACTCTGTTTCTGTAAAAAGTTGCACCACCTGTTGCTATAGCAAAACTATCAGCATATCTTGTAAATACAAAACCTTTATTTAACGCTAAAGCAATAAACCTTTGTATTTTATTACCACTTTTATCTGCTGCTAAATCAGCTATTTCTGACTCTGTAATATTTATTTTTAAACCTTCTCTTCTTGTTGTTAAATAAGGCGAGTTTAATAAAAACATTACATCTTTCCAGTACTGAGGTTGATTTGCAAATGCTTTACCTGCTTGATAAGGATTATTATCTTTCCAGTTAATAAAGTTAACATTAGAAATTAACTGTAATAAAGCTGATCTAGTATTAAGGAACATTACAACACCAACAGAGTTATTTATCCAATCATACCATCTTCTAGTTATTTGATCTTGACCAGAGGCTCTGTTGCTACCTTTTTTCATTGCAGCTAATGAATTTTTTAAAGCAGTAACATATGAAGTTCCAAAAGCCGCTTCAATTTTATTTAAATTTTTTGGACTAAATATAATGTCTACGTTTTCTTGCCATTGAGCCAAGTATTTTTGTCTACTAACCTTGTTTATATTAGATATAATATCTGTACTTATTGTGCCAGCTACCCAACCATCACTATTTCCAGGTCCAGGATAAAGATCACCTTTTTGAATTTTAATTATTTCATCACTAAAAACTTTTAAGTCAGGGTCAGATTTAATGAAACTAACAAGCCTTTGTTGATCTCTTTTAGATAATCCAGGTACTGTCATACCTTGTTGATCCCATATATATACTCTAATTGCATGCTCGTAAGTAAACTTACCTACACCTGTTTCTTTTTTAAGACTTTTAGGTATTTTAGGAAATGCAGCTTTTAAAGCGTTAAAATCATTTGAAGCAGAAACCTTAGATGATTCAATTTCTATTTCAGCTCTATTGTAAGGATCAAGTAAATTGTCTTTAAAAAATGCCATTTGAGCATCACCAACTTTTCCTTTGCCTAACATGCGGTATAATAATCCTGTAAAATCTTCTGCCGATGGTGGTATGTAAAAATTAAACAAACCTTTACCAGCACCAATTGTTTTTGCTTTAGCTGATGAATATTCTTTATAAGCCTCTATACCTGTTTTCTTCTCTATAATATCATTAATTATAGTATCAAATGAATTTTGTTTACTTCTTAAAGCTATTTGAGCTGTGCCTTTTATATCTAATACATTGTAAACATCTTGAACTGCTTTTACATTTAATATAGCATCATCCGCAAAATAGAAATCATTATAACCTTCTGCAGCTTTACTTACAACCCAATTAGCTTTTGCCTGTGGTGATCCATTAGCTAAACCTACAATATTACTTTCTATTAATACTATATCTTCTGATTTTAACCACTCATATATAGCAGGAGCTGCTTCTGGAGCTCTAGCCGTAAGGATAAATACATTTTTGTTACCAAATTTTCCTACAGCTTTTTTAAGCTTATTAAACAAAGGTCCACGCTTACCACCTACTACTTTATTAAAATCACTAAAATCAAATTTAGCTCCTTCCGCTGTTAAAGCATCGTGCTCTAATGCAAAATCAGTAGCGCTTATACTTCTAGTACTACCATCAGGCATAGTTACTATTACTTTACTGCTTGTTATAGCTACAGTATCATCAAAGTCTAAAACAGATATACCTTTCTCTGGAGCATTAGGATCTCTAGATAATTCAATAGCTTTTTGATAATTTGTTAAAACTTCTATTTGAGCACCAACAGTTGTACTTAATTTTGTTTTATTACCAAAAGTGTTGTTAATATTTGTAAAAGCTTTAGCTTTTAAAGGTAGAACTTTTGTTGAGTATGATTTAAATTCTGCTTTTGCTTCAGCTATAGTTATTTCACCTGTTAAAACCTGTGTTATTAAACCATTTGCTTTAAGACCAGCCATGTCAATAGCTGCTTGTTTATTTTCAATTCCTTTTAAATCTAGTTTACCTACAAAAAATTCACCTATTGTAATATTAGGATTTATTAATTTATAAGAAAAAGGATTTGCTACATTGTTTTCACTATATCTTATCCAAGAAGCCATACCTCCTTTAATAAAATCTAATTTTCCAGCTTCCAACAAAGGTAAAACTTTACTGTAATATATTTCTGGCATTTTATCTTGTAAATTAAAAATACCTAAATCTAAATCATTAGTTCTTAATAAACCACCTTGTGCATAAGACTTAGAAACTACATTGTCAAAAACAGTTTCAACATTACCTTTTACAGCTGCATCTAACAGTGTTTTACCAATTTGAACTGCTGGATTTAAATGTTCTTCAGTTACTTTATCTATAATGTTAGCCTTACCTGTTATAGGATTAATAGCATAAAAAGTTGTTGGTGCTAAAAATCTTAATGGATGGTTTTGATCTTTTGTTCCGTCAATTAAAAATTGCTGAAAAACCCAACCTTTACCTTTGTTTTCTGGCTTTTTTAAATAATCTTGTATTTTTAAAAACAAGTCTTTTAAGAGCTTTAATTTTTTAGCCTGTATACTAGGATCACTTATTAGTTTGTTTATCGCTGTCGAGCTCTGTATGGCTCCAGCAAGCGTATATTTGTTTCTACCTAATGGTCCAACTTCAATTTCACCAAATATTTTGTTAAAATTACCAACTGTATCAAATGTTAAATTAGAACCACCTGTCATTCCAGTTCTAAATAAATAAGATAATTTAGGATTTTCTTTAAAAAATTCATTTAACGTGTTAATAAGTTCTATACCATTTTTTGTAGTTAAGTCGTACTTTCTTACTTTTACAGTTTTACCTTTGCTATTTACTCTTGTGCCAAATATATAGTCTACAAATCTTTTATCAAAAACAAATTCACCTCTTTTAAAATTAAATTGACTACGTTTTACTGATACTTTTTTGCGCTTAGCCTCTGGCTCTGTTATAGTTCCTTGTTCTACTTGTATGTCTATAGATGCCTCAATAGCGCTAAGTGTTTGTAGTCTTGCTAATAATTCTAAAAATCCTTTTGCGGCTTGAGCTGTTCCTGATCTAGCATCTTTTATATTACCTGCAGCATCCATGCCAAACACAGAGTAAAAATAAGGTAAATCTAATTTAGATAAATCTAATTTATATTGTATTTGGTTATTTACTTTATCACCTTTTACAAAAAACGCGTCTAATATTTTTTGAGCTATTCTTCTTCCTTCACCACCTATTTTTTTAGTTCTACCCTTACTGTCTGTAACAGTTATTAAATCAGCATTGCCTTTAACTTGTTTTAACAACGCTAACAAAGCTGGTCCATTCTTTTTTATAAACATTTGTATAGGTGTTACTTCACCTTTACGTAAGTTGTCTTTTGGATTTAATATACGGGATACTGGTATTCCTAACTCATCAGCTATTTGTTGTGCAGCTGCTTCAGAGAAAAGGTTTTAAATCTTTTAACGTTACGTTATCTATATCTAGATTACCTAGTTCTATTTCTTGACTTACAGCATCAACAACAGACTGTACATCTACATTAGGTAAAACTTTAAATGGATCTGTTTCTACAACTGTTTCTTGTGTTGTTGTTACTTCAGGTATTTCCGTAGTACCTTCTTCTTGATCTACTGTTTGATCAATAACCGTATCACCTAAGTCTCTAGCTCTTTCAAATATTTCACCTCTATTTCTAAGTCTTCCTAAAAACGTAGTAACTTTAGCTGTGTCAGGATTAAAACCTTCTCCTTCTTCAAACAAAGGTGTAGTCTTACCACTCCAACTCGCTATATCACCACCTAATATTATCTCTATTAAAGCTTGTTTTATACCTTCAACACTAACACCTTTTGTACCTCTTCTTTCAAAACCTATAATACCTGATATTAAACCAAAATTCTTTTCTATAATTGCTTCTGCTGCAGCGTATTTATCTGTTTCATTGTTGCTTCTTACTATTTCAACTAAATCTTCATTTGTATAAAGACCTTCGTTAAAACCCTCTATAAATTCTATACCTCTTGGTGATATTCTTTGAGATCTTTTTTTGCTAGAAGCTGTTATAACAACTTCATCAAGAGTTCCACCAGCAGTATCGCCCTGCCACACATCACTATCTACTATTTTATTTAATGTATCAACTGATAATTCTTTATTGTTCCAAGCATCAGCTAAAGTTTGGAAAAACTCTAAAGCTCCATCTGGACCAGAAAAATCCATATTAAAATCTGAAGTAGTATTAGCTTTTACAGAATTGTTAACGCCAAATGCTAATATATTCCATAAGTTAAAATTATTAGCTTTTTTAATGTTTATTCTTTTTGCTGACAACTCTTCTAGAAACGCTATTATAACCTCGTCTGCTCTAGTAGTATCAGCTTTTGTTATTATTCTTATATATGCGTTTTGATTATTTTCTGCTAAATAATTCAATATCGCACCGGCAACAGGCGTAAATGCTTCAGACTTAGTTCCTAGTGCTTCAGAAAATATTACATGATTAAGTTCATGAAAAGTTGTTTCACTTGCTTGATTAGCTATAGAATTTTGCTGTGACACTACAACATCGTAAACAAACCTTGTTTCACCTTTAGCATTTGTAACTGTACTTACAAAAGTAGTACCATTTATAGTTCCATCATTTATACCCTCTATAAATTCTTCTAGTTCTGCATTTGCCTCTTCTTGTGTCAAGTTATTTTTAGGATCTTTAACCCTATCATTTAACATTTTTTTATACCTAGCTATAGTCTCTTTATTTGTTCTACCTAAAGAAAAATTTACATTTATGCCTTTTTCTTTCATAGATGTTAAAAGCTCTATGCCTTTGTCTATGTTGCTTTCAAATTTCTCTTCTATATGTATTTGCTCAGATTCTTCATATATTTGATTGTCAGTAGGATTATCTATTCCTTCTCTTCTTTTTAAATTTGATACAGCTAAAGCATTTATTCTTTTTTGCTCATCTTTAGGAAGTAATCTAAACGTCTTAGTAAAGGCTTCAGTAAATACATTTCTAGCATTTACTAGTTTTTCAAATCTTTCTCTTAAAGGTTTTATTAATCTTTCTTTAGTTAAAAAGTCATAAGCTGGATTATTTCTTATTTCATTAGCTTTATTTTGAAGATCAGCAATTTCAGTCATGGCATCGGCGTATATTTTAAAACCCTGAGCGTCCATTTCTTTAATTTTCTTATTCAACTCTAATAAAATATTCTCATTAGCTTTAAGTAAATCTAATTGAGTTTGTTTCATTTGTTTAACTTGATCTGGCGTTAAACTGTTTTTTATAACTTTATTTTTAAATCTTTTATCATAAAGAGAAAACTCTATATTGTTATATTCAGCTACGTTACTTTTAAATTCAGCGTTTATTTTAGGCGTTGATAAAGAATTATATATTCCACCCGCCATAATAGGAGTAACATACATTGTGTTTGAAAAAAGTAAAGTATTGAAAGCTGCTTCATCAAATCCAGCAAACAAAGGTTTACCATCTAACAAGTTCTGTGTAGTTAAAGTTATTCCTATTTCTCCTCCAAAATCTAAACCTATTAGCTTAGCATATTCTGGTATACCTTGTAATCTTCTTGTAGCCCAACCTTTAATACCACCTTCTAAAGCTTCACCTCCAGTGCTACCTTTAAATCTAGTTTTTACTCCTTTTAATATTTTAAACTCAGGTATAGTACCTGCTATTTCAGCTATACTATAACCAGTCATAGTTAAATTCATTTCACAAGGATCGTACGGCCTACCTCCGTTCAACATCTCATTATATCTTTCACCTGCATACATACCACCAGTAGTACCTGAGGCTGCTGTTATACCAGCATAAGGATTACCTGTTAAATAAGTAGTACCTATCATAGTAGCATAGAAAGGAGCTAGCTCAAGACCATAGTTTAAAGTATATTCACCAAAGTTTTCTATGCTATCAAAAGCATTTTTAAATTCAGGAGCTTTAACATAGCGATCTAATCTTTTTCTTCTAAAATCTAAAACATCACTTTGAACCTGAAGAAGTTCTTGCTGTTTAAGTCGTAGTGCAGGTTTAGAAGCTGGTGAAGCAGTCATTTCTATAACAGCTAGCAATTGCTGAAGACCACCTAAAGCGTAATTTATAGAGTTTATAGTTATATCTCCAGCCTCACCTAATCCTCCAAAATATTTTTTCATTTGGCTATAATTTCTTTTTAGCCATTCTAATTCATATACATCATCTTGATATTCTTGACCTTTTTTAATATAATTGCTATAATCAAGCTGTACGTCTCTTATTGCGTACTTTAAATCTTTTTTATAAGAATTAACACCCTCGACTCTTCTATTTAAATATGTTAAAATAGTATTGTATTCTTGAGATAACTCTGTTACGTCAAAACCGTTGGCTTGGTTTTCTTTTATTTTTTTAGCAAGAGAAACTAATTTTTGTTGATCTACATTTATTGCTGAAGTAAGATTTTTTATATTAGAAACTAAAGTACTGTTTTTTATATCATCAAACCTAGCTTCAAAATCAAATCTTTCTTCTAATTCTTTTCTAGTATATCTTTCACCTGTTTTAGGATCCGTATATTGTTTTGGTAGTTTACCTAAATATATTTTTTCATTTTCTCTTACTCTATCAAGAACAAAACTAAATAAAGCTTCTCTTTCGTCATTTGGTAGATTTTCTAAATAATCTTTTTTAAGTTGATTATTAGCTTCAAAAACTTTTTCATTTTTTATAATTTGCCTAGCTAGTCCTTCTATTTCTTGCTTTGTTATAGGTTCGTTACTACCTTCTTCTTTTCTTTCATTTTCTAAAATTAATCTAGCTTTATCTAGTTCCTCTTCATATGGTGAAACTTCTTGCGTGGAAGATGTCGTTGGAAGCGCGCCTCCACTGGTAGCGCCTGGAATAAAAACAGGTTTAACTACATTTTGTTTATAAGGTGTAAAGTTTATGTCATTTACAAACCTATCTATTTCAAGTTCTTTTTCCGAACTTATAGTTGTTATATTTACAAAATTATCATATTTTTCTTCTATAGATCCTTCGTAGTCGCCTGGTAAAACTTCTACAATAGCACCATCTGCTTTTATAAGATTTAAATATTCTGATACACTAGTTATTTTTTCAAAACCTGGCTCATTGTTTCTTATTCTTGTGTCTAATTTTTCGTAAGTATATACATTACCATTTATTTTATATTTACTTTTGTTTTCAACAAGTAAAGGTATTTGTATTTCGTCTAAGTTTTCAGAACCCATTACTAGTTCTGTTTCTTTTTCTTCTTCTTCTAATTCTTGTATTTGTGGTATTTCAACGTCATACTTATCTACATCAAAATTAACATCACCTACACCCAGTATTTGAGCTATTGTAGCTGTTCTAAGTGGATCACCTTCTGCGCTAGACCATTCTGAATCACCAATAGGTTTGGAATAGAAAACAGGCGCACCTCCTTCATTATACACAACTTTGTAAGCACCAGATCCTATATTATATGTTTTATCATTTTCAGGTAAATTAACTTGTCTAGCTAAACTTCTAGTTTCTTCACTAGCAAAAGCATCTAAATCAAATATTGTTTCATCACCTCTTTTTGTAAAAAAAGATTTATTTATTTTTAAGTCTTCGTTTTTACTATCTTCACTTATATAATCAGCTAAAGGATCACCTTTATCTTTTTGTTCGTTTACTTTTTTAGCTACGTTTCTTGTAGATTCAGTTTCAAAAGCATCTAAATTAAACTCACCACTACCGTCATCTTTAAAAAATTTTTTAGGCTTTGGCGTAGGATCGTCCTCTTTTTTTGTATCTAAAGGTTGATTAGCTGCTTTCCACTCTTTTACTTTAGCTTCAATTTCTGTTTTATTAAAGCCTTGATCTTGGAGTGAAGCCACATATTTTAGTAGTTCAGTCATTTAATTTAGTTTAAATTGTTGTCGTCTAAAAACTTTTGAGCTTTATTTTGTTTAGCTTCTTCTAAATCAAAAACAGCAGCATCTTCTTTTACTGTTGGAAACTTATTAGTCATAAACTCTTTTAGATAATTATTTATAAAATACTCTTTGTATTTAGATTCAAATTCAACTTTTTTATCTTGAGATAAAGGTAAGTCTTCTTCATAAGACCATGACAAACTACCAGCGTTAGCGTCTTGTACCATTTGAGCATCTTCATCTACACTAGAACCTCTTCCAATATAAACGTTCCATGCTGCCACAGCATCCTGCTCAGAGCTTAGTAAACCAGCAACTTCTGCATTTATAAAAGGATTTATTTTAGCTTGTATTTTTTCCATATCAAACTGTAAAACGTTTTTACCTTTACCATTACCTATGTCTATTATTCTATAATCAGGTTCACCTGTTTCTGTTTTTAATATAAATTCATGTAATATTTTAGCATTAGTTTTAAGTTGTTCTTTTTCAACATCTACAAATTCAGGATCAAACAAACCGACTTCTGTTAATAATCTTAACATGTCTTTATTTATATCTGGCGTTGAGACAACTAAAGAAGTATCAGAATCTATTAAAGCTTTTAAAGTAAAACTATTAATAACTAAATCTTGTTTTAAGGCAGGACCAGAAAAAACAATAGTTTGGCTACCATCTTCATTTAAATAAAGATTAACATCATAACCGTCGTTTTTAGAAAAGCCAGGTTTGTTTGTAATAATGCAATAAGCAACTAAATAACCGTAATAATTATTAACATCGTAGCTATCTTCTTCTGTAACCATTAACTCAGAATTTAAAACTTCCATAAACTCAATAGAAGCAGCAGGAGCATTATCTAGTTGCCTAAGTTGTTTAATTTCATAAACGCAATTATCGCTTATACAGTTATTATTTTGAACAGCTAGACTTAGTTTTGCATATAGCTTACCTTTATCTTGATAGGCTTTGTTAAAAATACCAAACTCAGAGTCGGTTGAAGAGGCAAGATAATCTCTATTATAAGCCATAGCATCTGTCTCTATCATTTGCTTTATAAGAAGGTTTGTAGTTATATTTTTATTTTCCATACTTATGTTTTTATTAACCATCACCTGATAATGCGCTACCAGCTATACTTGATAATCCACCAAGCATACCTGTTATAGCTGAAGTTTGATCAGCTCTAGCTTGTGATTCTGCTCTAGCTGCCATACCAAGTTGTCTTTCAACTCTATTTATTTGATTGTCTTGTCTTCTTTCTCTAGCATTAAACTTAAATTGTAATCCTTGTGCTTGTGCTGATTGTTCTCTTGCACCTTCACTTATACCTATTGATTGTAGTCTTCTGGCTTCTGCTACTTGTCTAGCTTCCATTTGAGCTTCACCTTGTGCTCTTTTGTCTTCGTTTGCCTTCTCTTGAGCTTCTATACTAGCCGCGACACCTTGCTTTGCTTGCAATGCCGCTTGAGCTAAAGCAGTTGCACCACCCGCGCTTGCACCAGTAGCTCTAATAGTATCTAATGTATTGGCTAAAGCGATATTGCTTTGTTCTATCTTCATTTCAGCTGCCTGCGTGGCAACAGATAAGTTAGCAAAAGGGTTGCTTATTTTATCAGATAAATCGGTAGCAAGACTGGCTAAACTTGTTACCCCAGCGTATGGATTTATAATAGCTTGTCTATTAGATTCAAGCTGCTTAAGCTTCTTGCCAAGAGCCGCTCTTCTTCTCGCCGCTCTTTTTCTTGCTCTTCTGGCTTTACCACCACCGAATATTCCGCTAGCAATGCTTAAAACACCGCCGCCAACAGCTACGTAACTCATATTTTATCTATTTTTTTTTGATTTTCTAGTTGTAAATAATATTCATCATATGTATTAACAACATTATTTTTTTCTAATTTTTTAATGTTTTTTTCATTAGTGGGATTAGCAAACACATTCGTAAACACACACTCTTCTAAAGCATATACAGCTCTTTTTATACCTGGTTTTGATATTATAGTTTCAGGAGCTGATATAGTTTTTCTACCATTTTCTTCATCTACTATAACCATTTTACCTTTTAACAAAAAACTAACATGTTCATGTAAATGTATTTTACCTATTGCAAATATTCCTTTTGGTATAGTTATTTGTCTTATATGCATACCATCTGCAAATGTATTTTTAACAGGGCAATTTTCAGTGTCATTAAAAAATACTTTACCTTTAGGTAAATTATGTAAGCTTTCTTCAAAACTAAGTATTTTATTTCTTAGTTTTTTAGTTAATTTGTTCATTTAATTTTATTTAATAAGAAGATTCGTTGTACTCAGTAGATACAGCAAATAATTCATTTTTACCTGTGTCAGCTGTATTAGTAGCTGAAAACTTAGCATTTGCAAAAAATCCTTTAACACCAGATACTTGACTACCATAAATAACCTCTCCTTGTGTAGCTCCAGAACTATTTATAATATTTGCAAAATATTTATTTTCTTTTGGTTTAAATATATTTTGAAATAACTGATCGTTCATTTGTGATAAAGTTGTAGGTACAACAGGAGCTGATACAGGTGTAACAGTATCACCATCGCTAGTTACAAAACTATCTAAAGCCCAGTTATTATCACCTTCATAATTTATAGTTCTAAATCTTTTAACCATAGAAGGATTTTGGTTAAATATACTGGTAACTGTAGAGTTTGTAGTTCCTCCTTGAGAATTATTGTAAAATGTAGCTCTATTTACATTTGTTGAATAGTGTTGATATATAGCTCCTTGAAAAGTACTATAAAATCTATTTTGTACACTAAACATTTGTCCTGGTAAAAAATTATATCTACTCACCCAACCATTAACTGAGTCATCAAAGCTTAAAGCTGTAAATTCTCCAGCAGCTTGTTGTGATGAAATAAACAAAGATATAGTATAACAATTATTATATATATCCCACCCAGCTCTAACTCTATCATCAGACACACTAGCAAGTGCATCTCTAAAATAATCATACATACCAAATGATGATATCTCAGTAATACCATTATTACCTAATCTTAATACAGCTCCTTTATCTTTGTCTGTAAAATATTTATTATAACCATACACAGCAAAGCTTTCTGGGTTTCTACTAATACCATAATCACCTAAATAAGGTGTTATACCACCAATAACAACATTAGACGCTGTTTGAATTGGTTGACCTTCTTGTGTGTAAACTGCGTCTTTATCTATTAAAGCTCTATTAACTTTTCTTTCTTGAAATATAGTTAAATTAGTATCTTCAGCGTAAAGCTTCTGTATTGAACCTTTAGCGGGATCCACAGTTCTAGTTATTTCTTCACCTGAAGGAAAAACATTTGATTGATTTATACCTGTTCTAGAATTAAATATACCAGAATATATTATTGAAGAAGGTCTAGGTTTTTGCGCATTATTTTCTGAGGCTAAAAAAGCTCTAGGAGCTAAACCTGTTTGTACATTATTAAAACCTCCTTTTATTCTAGATTCTTCTACATACCAATCATATAAAGACGAAATACCGACTCTATTTATTTTCTTTAACATGTAAGAGTTATAATACTTTACTTTTAGAGAAACACTCATATATTATTATTACTTGTTTTTTATTTTTTTAACCTTATGGTCCTGATGCAATTGGTGTAGATGTTGCCCATCTTTGACTTGGGTTAGTTACACTAGTACCATCAGCTGATGGATAAAAAGGAGGCAACGTGTTGCTAACTGTACTTATAGCAGTAAGAGTATTAGGATTAGGTGGGTTAACAGCAGAGTTATTCCAATTTACAGACATATAAGCTCCTGTAAAAATTTGAGTAGCTTGGAATTCATAATTAACAGCTGCACATCCGGAAAAGTCATAGTTTGCACCACCTGCGCAAGCAGCACCATTTGTACATTTTTGCCCTGGTCTTACACCAGCTGCTATTTGTGCAGCATTAGGAGTAAATGGGGTAAGTGTCATTAATGCAACATAATAATTAGCAGGAGCTGCTAAGTTATAACTAGTTGACCATGTTGTAAATATATTTGTGCTTGTTCCATCAGGACGAGTTCCAGCGACGCCTTGAAATGTAACAGTGCCAGATGACCCACTAGATCCTGATCCAGGAACAGCGTTACCCCAAACATAAACAGTTTGTCCAGTCCAGTTTTGAATTTGACCTATCCACCTTGGTAAAGTATACCCAGGTCCTCCAGTAGTAAAATCCATATTCTGAGAAGTGTTACCGTTGTTTGGAGAATTTAAATGAGGTACTTGACTATAACCACTACCACCGATAGTTGCTGCAAATTGATAAGGTGTTGATATTACTTGACCTGTAAAATCAAGAGTACCTACTGTATAGCAAAAACTAAAATCTGTTGAAGCACCTAATGAATCAGTTAATCTCATATCAACACAATAAGTATATCCAGGTTCGTTACCAACAGTATTAACGCAATTCATCGACATTGTTAAATACTCTATATTGCCAACACCTGCAGGGTAAAATTGAGAGTTTTGGAAAACAACTCCATTTGTTCCTTGTAAAATATCAGATATAGGATTGTTTCCAGTTGAATCTAAAGCGCCGTAATATGTTGTGGTGTTAGTAGGACCACCTGTTTTTGTTACACTGATAACAGAATAACCTGAACTAGAACCAAGACCACCAAAGGTTGAAGAGTTGTCTGTTGGATGAGCTGTTTGTAATGCAGCTGTATTAGCAGCGCAACCATTGAATCCTTGTGGTGAATTAAAGTATATATTAGATGTACTTCCAGTTAAAATAGTTGTACTTGTTGATTGAACTTCAAAAGAAGCAGGTACATTAAATACTTCTGGCGGACTGTTTTGTAATTGTAAATCTATACTTTGGTCAACAGTAGTACCGTTTGCTTGTGTCCATCTTATATTTATTTGAAAATTACCTCTTGTGGTTACATCAAAATTTGATTCACCTACAGCGCCGTTACCAGCATAAAAAGTATCTAATGTCTTAATAGCATAACCACCTGCGCCATTTGAGTCAATTGTAAGTCTATTACTTCCATTAGGTCCATAATCTATCGTAGCATCAATTACATTTGATGGATATGATCTAGAAAATATACTTAAAACTTCAGCAGTAGCAGTGGTAACTTGTTGACCACTTGCGGTAGGGTAAAAATAACCCGTCACAATACTGTTTATAGGATCGTTTTCAGTAAAGTCTTTTACAGTGTTATCCCAAGTATTACCTGTTATATCTGTGCTAACATTTTGTACGTCTAAATTTAACTGAGATATTAAATCACTTGTCGATGTTTCATAAAATAACTCTAAAGGAGAAACCATCGGTACTGTTTCTAGCACAGCTAAACCTAAGTTTGGTGCATATGGATAATTACCACTACCTACAGCAGGCGTTGTATATTGGGCTTCTGTAATACCTAATCTTTGTTGAGTTGAAAACTTAGCTAATAAAGGTTTTGATGTATCGTCATATATCGCGTTTTCATTTAAGGTAGGAGCACCAGTGCCATCTGCATCAGCAGGAAATAAATCATTAACAGTGCCTATTAANTCTACATCATCAGGAGCACTATTAGGATAAACTTGTTGATTAGTGGTAAAAAATCCTGCTGGACTTGAATTTACTACAACCATATTAGATACTCTAGCAAAAAATCTAGCATCACTTGTAAATTGATTATCTTGTGGTCCTACTGCTTGTAAATCTCTAGGTAGTTTATTTATATTATCAGATATTAAAGTAGTAAAACCAATTTCATCTTGTTCTAGTGTAGAGAGTGCAGGGATTGGATAGCCATTTACTAAACCAGGTAAATAAACATTATAATAATCTTGTTCTATTTGTTTTACACCAAATCTATAGCTATAAAAACCTCTAACATTTATATCATATGTAGCAAAAGTTTCCTCTGTACCAACAGGGAAAGCAGGTTCTGGTCTACTTATAGGTCTTCCATTATACAAATAACTTTTGTTTACTTCTTCAAAAGTTTGAAATAATACTTTATAAACCCCACCACCGTCACTTGTTGCGGTAAAACCAGTTGCTGAAATTTCTGTATAATCGCAATACTGGCCAGATAAATGTTTTCCAGCTGAAAAATAAGTTGCTGAATTAGCAGGAAAATCAGGAAACAAAGGCCTAGCACTGCTACCTGTACCTGTTTGGTATCTAAATAATTTTCTACTTGTATATAATAACTCTACTTTAACATTATTATTTAATTCTGTACCAGTTGTAAGTGTTACCACAACAGTAGTTGTAGGCACGCCTGGAGATAAAGCCGTTACATTGTATGTAGAAGGATCTTGTTTTACATAACCACTGCCTGAATTAATATATACTGCAAAAGTGTTAGTAGCTGACTGTGAATCATCATAGTTTATTGCTTGCGTGGTAAAAACAGTTTGGTTTGCTGTAGCTGTAAAATACTGAGTACTATCACTTTGAAAATAAGGTTGCAGTGCGTCTGTTAATGTTTCATGTTTAACTGTAAAATAATTACCCTTGGCATAAGCACCTGGATAATTACCTGAAGGATCCTCTGGTATAGGTTGTAAGTAGTTTACTTCTAAAGTATCACCTGTCCATGAATTTACAGTAGGTCCAAAAGATACTGGTTTATAATCACTAAAAACATTTGATCCAGCTTGAGGTCTACCTTCTGAATCCAAAACCGCGTCTTGATTAGATAATATTATATCTGTTTGTCTACCATATTTATCTGCTAATATAACGCCAACTTGATAATTTCTATTTTGTTTTAACGTGTGTTGAGGATATTCAACAAATTGTTGAGCACTTTTTGTGTCTGTAGTTACAAAATAATCTAATCCTGTTGGAGCAGTCCAACCTTCTAAAAAATTACCATACATAACTCTATTACCTGTAACCTCTTGTGATAGTGCTTGTACAGGTACTTTATCAAAAACTCTTGTAGTTTCAAAAGATGGTAAAGTAGTTATAGGTATAGTTGATTGGTAATTGTACTGATATATGTTAGTATTATTTAAAGCATTGATAAAGTCTTGATTAACAGGTATAGATTCTAATACTTGATATTGTATTCTATTAGATTCTTTAAATATTATATCAATAGCTTTTACTTTATATTTTGTTATTATATCTATTGTTGGTAATTTTATATTTAAAACAGCATTGTTTATAGAGTTAGACATAAATTCTACAACCGTAGATATAAACGCTTCGTTTTCATCTTCATTAACAAATTTACCATCTTGATAAGGTATAAAAACATCTTGACTAAAAGGTGCTACAACAGAATACTCATTATCATCAAATTTAAATCTATAGCTAAATCTTACAAATTTTTCTGTTAAAAAATCTTCATCACCATTCCAACCTTCATAATTTTGAGCTGCATCTTTTATAACTCTAACAGACATGCCAGCTTTAGTATCTGATGTTAAAGACACATCTGCATTAGCAGCTGTTGTATCTAAATATTTTACAAAAGGAGTACTTGATCCTGCAGCCGCGTCATCTGTCCAATAGTAAGCGGCTGAAGTTATATCAACAAAATCGTTAGCAGCTGATGCAGCTTGTCTATAACCACCTGGTTTAACGTTCATACCAGATAAGTTATTACCAGGGTTGTTTGTCCAGAAGTTAATACTTTTTTGTTGTGTCATTGAGTTAGCATTAACCATAGCTGTCCACTCAAGTAAACTAGGTACTTTAAAACCAATAGGGGCTAATTTTCTAGTATCTATAACAGCCCATTTATTATATAAAACACCGTATGTTACTTTGTTGCCATCATAGTCTTCATAAAAGCAATATGCTCCTTGTTGCGCAGTATCTTTTGCGTTCCAATCTGTTAATGTAAAAATAGGTCCATCAATAGGATCTCCATTTCTATATTTTGTTACTGCTAAATTAGAGCTAGAAATATCATAAACTTGTGATCTTACTGTTGTAGGATCAGAAGCGTCACTCATGGTTGATGGCTTTAAATCAGGAACACCATACCAATTTGTTTCAGTATCTCTTAAATTTATAAATTCTGGTGCTAAATAAGGTGCAAATTTAGCAACTGATATTTGATCTTCATTTTGATAATAAAGACCATTGTTTAAAGCTTGATTAACATTTATTTTTCTAGGTTGATTTCTATTATCTGTAAAAAACAATAAATCTTCAACTAAATTAACACCAGTTATAGGGCTAGATGTTGAAAAATTTAACCAAGCACCATAAGCCAATTGCTGTTGTGAACCTGAGTTTTCACCTAATGTTATAGCGTATATAGCACAAACAGCAGTACTAGGCGCTGTACCTGTTCCACTGTGGTTTGTTGTAAAATAATAAACTATTGAGTTTGTGTTATCTACACAATAACCTATTACTTCAAAACCACTACCTTGAGCTTTACTTACTAGCTCATTACCTAAAATAGCTTCTAATGCACCAACATCTCCAGATTCAGATCTAGAAATAGCTACATTTAAAGCATCTCTATATTCGTTACTTGGGAGTAATCTTTCATCAAGGTCTTTGTTCATTTTAGACCTGATAAAACTATTTTTACCTTCTGCCATTTAATTTTAGTGTTTAATCCATTTAGATTTACCTCGCATAACTTGTACTATTTCGTCAAGTTTAATATTAGATAATCTTATTTTAGCATTTCTTAATTTAGAGCTTTTTTCTTTTCTAAGTCTTTGAACAATATACTCTTGAACATTAGATCTTGTAGATAGTATATTATATATTATGTAAGCATAAAGCGCGTCTTCGGCCATTTTAGGTACTCTAGTATCCATGTCATAAGCTAGTCCATCAGATACATATTCAATGATAATTAATTTACCTACACAATTACTAGAAAAAGTAAATCTACCTTCTCTTTCGTTTATACCAAACCAACCGTTTGCTTGAGCGTATTGAGGATCTAATCCATATAGTCTACCCCAATTAAAAGGGCCATTCAAACCATAGTTATCCCAAGCNTATCCAAAGTTTTCATAATTTTCATACCACTGACCATTTATTAATTTAACATTTGCTTCACCCCATCTTTCTTCTGTTATTGATGTACCTTCTGTATTTTCACCATGACCATCTTGAGTTAATCTACCTTGATTGTCTTGTAAAAAAGTATAATAAGGATTTGTTGTTAGGTTGTTATTAGGATACAAAGGTCTTTTTATTCCAAAATCATCTATGTAGCACATGCTAACATAATTAACATAATCTTGAGGTATTGTTAAAGAAAGTGAATCTGGTATAGTTAATTCAGAAGATTTTATACTTTTTAATGTATCATAGCTAAATTCTTGTAAACCTCTTTTAGCATGAAATATTACATCTGTTCTTTTTACTTCTGGTATAAGTTTATTTTTACCTACATATCCAACTAAAAAATTACTAACAATATCATTTAGTTTTACATAAGCATAACCTCCATAATTGTTTTCTACAGTTTGTCCAAAAGCTTTTTCAATATCTGTTTGTCCATATTTACCACCACTTAAAGATTTTAATTGAACAACTATATAAACATTAGCACCTGGTTGCGCTGTTAAAGTAAGTGTTTTACCGTCTATTCCAACAGACATTTGAGTAAGCCACTCGCTCCATGAGCCAGCTAAACCAGTAGAACTAGTATAAACTTTAAAATTATTTAAAACATAGTCTTGATCTAAAGTACTCCAACTAGTAGAGCTACCCATTTTTAAATCGGTATTAAAACTTGTAACAAATTTTTGGCTACCATTGTTTGAAGCATCACCTCTGAAACCTTGAGAACCAGCGTAATATTGTTGATTTGTTTCTGTTATTAAACTCATTATGATCTTTTATTTTGTTCTTCTTTTGCAACTTCACTAGCTGCAACTTCTATTACTGTTCTATCTTCAATTACAACTCCAGCGTAAAATAATATTCTTAATATAATATTTGTTTGCTCTGTATCATCTAATTCAAAATCTACAGATCCAGTGCTATCATATTCATAATAACCGTTTGCTGATGTAAAATTCCACATAACATCAACTGGTTTTTTTAAATAAGTTGCTTGAACATTAGAATTTATCGTTTGAGGATAAATTGTTATTTTTTTATTTTCATATAAATATACAGGAAAATGATCTGTGGGTTTACTTATAGGTGACATGTTTAGCATAGCTAGTTCGTTTCTTTCAACTTGCTCAGCTAATCTTTCATCTCTATATATTACACTTCCTAATTTATAAAAATCATTAGGATATAATGTAATAACCAAGTTATTAGCTGCACCTGTAGGTAAATTACCATTTAACAATATAAATTGACCACCTGTTATAGAAAAATTAGCTGAAGAATAAACTTCACCTAAATATGTAACAATAACTGTGCTAGTATCTACCTGTGCTTGTGTTATGGTGGTTAATGTGTATGTTGATTGTGTTCCTACTGTAGAAAAATTTTGAACTGCGCTTGGTGTTCCTGAAGAAGATGGAACATCAAAAAAACCTGGAGCGGTTGTTGTAGGAGCAGTGTAAGTACATGTGCCTATTGTTTTGAATATATCTAATTGTTCTTGTGCGTTTTTTAATCTATTAGCATATTCTGTTTCGTTTTGCAGTACACGTGATTGTTGATTAATAGTTTCAAAGTAACTATCTATTATTTCTAATTGAACTTGATTGGCTAAATTATTAAACTCAGTTGGAGTTAAATATCCTCTCTGTTCTTTATTAGTAATTAATAAGACTGTCTTATATACTGTGTTTACGTTTACTGCCATTATATTTTTTATTATAATACAGAGGTGACAAAATGTCACCCCTATATTAATATCACTTGTTAATTAAGTTTTTTATCTATAGATCGATAAACTTCTACACCTTCGTCTGTTTTCAACCAAGCTGCAAATGCAGAGTATGGATTTTCATCAAAGGGTACATTCATTAATTTTCTATTATTTGAACCCCAAGTAAAAGATCTTTGATCAGAAGATAGATTTATTATATTAGCTTCTGAGGCTTTTATTGCAAAGTTTCTAAGTTGAACATTTTCATCATTTGCTAAAGATATAAAAAGTCTAGGATTTTTTTGTGCAAATAATAATAGATCTCTTTTGATTTCTTTAGAAGTCATGTCACTCACTTTAGACCCTAACTCAACTCTCATTATAGATTCTGCATAATCTACATCCATAGATCTAGCTGCATTTAAAGCATCTATTTGTAAATCTATTTCTACTAGATCGTCTTTTGCTTCTTCTTGAGCGCTGTACTCTTCATATAATCTACCTTTTAAAGGGTGATATAAAGATAATAGCTTTTGTAAGTTTTGTTTTTCTTTTGAAACTATTAGCTTACCATCTCTAAAAATAATATGACCCATTGTACACTCTCCATTTTGTTCATCAACTAAAGGTGAGTCTTGATTGGTAGCATATTTTATTTCTCTTTGTTTACCTGTTTTTTCATCAAAATACAATAAAGCATGTTTTTTAGTATGCTTACCGGGTATTGTATATGTTAAAGGTGTTTTATTTCCTTTTAGAAAATACATTCTATCTTTTATTTCCCAACTAGTTTTTGTTGGTTTTTTTGGTGCAGCTTCTACTGCTACCTCTTGAGTTGCAACCTCAACATTTTCTGCTTTAGCTTTTTTAGCCATAATATAATATAATTAAATAGTTTGTAAAAATAATAATTACCTCCACCCTAAGATGGAGGCATTATTAGTGTGAATGATTAGATTCCTTTGAATAATACAAAGTTGTTAGCAGCTTGTGTTACTAAACATCTTTCTGATAGGAAGTTAACTTCCATAGCATCTAGAGTTGAAGTAAACGCACCACCAGCAGAACCAGTTAACCAAGACTTCATACGTCTGTCATCAGCTTGTGAAGCTCTATAACGAACGTGTAAGAAAGGTCTACGGATATTAGTTCCTAAAATTTGATCGTATACTGTAGAAGTTCCAGCCGGTACTAATACACCTTCAATTGAATTAATACCTACAATACCACCTCTTGTTGAAGCGTCGTTTAAGTATTTCCAATCTGTTTTGTAAAAGTCGTAAGAACCTCTTCTAAATCCTGAGAATCCTAAGTTAAGTGCCATTTCTTCTGAGTTTTCAAATAAACCGTATGCAGTACCACCAGCGTAACCACCAGAGATGCTTGCTAGCATATCGTCAAAATCAAGAGAAGTTTGTCTTTGTAAGAAAAGCATGTTTTCTTCAATAGCACCTTGAGTATCTAAGTTTTTAAGTAATAGCATCAAACTCATCAAGTCCTGCAGCAGCTGTAAATCCAGACTGTACATTTCCTCTAGCTTGGATAGCAGCAAAAAGACCTTCAGATCCTGGCTTACCACCAAAGTTAGCACCACCGCCTTGATTAAAATTCAGCTTCTACCATAGACATTTCTAAGTAATCTTCAAATCTAAGTCTTGTTTCAGACTCAGCTTTTAAGTACCATNGATATCCAGATGTTCCGTCTTCAGTAGCAACTTCAACCCAACCGATTTGTGCCATATCAGAACCATTAACAACGTATTGGCTTCTTAGGATAATAGGTGAGTTAGAGAATTGAGTAAACTGAGGCTCAACAGATATTCTTGGCGCGTTAACACCAGTTCCACCTGCAACCATGTCAGTTCCTTTTGCATAATCAGATCCATATACAAAACACTTAGCACCTGCAGCAGCAGTAAAACCTGAACCAGCAACTAAACCTGCAGCATTAAATGGAGCAACAATAAAGTTTCCACCAGCACCAGGAGTTGTAGCAACTACAATTGCTTTAGCTTCGTTACCAGAAGATGGCTCTAAAAGAACTACAGTATCATTAATAGATACAACGTTGTTCATAGTACCAGGAACTGTAATAACGTTTTGATTAGCAGCAGCAGCACCACCAGCATCAGCACCAACAGTAATTCCGTCGTACGCGATGTGTAGTCTGTTTTGCTCAGACCAAATTACTTGGTCAGATGTCATAGGCATTTCAGCGCCTACCATTCTTAAGAATCCAGATATAGTTCTATTACCATATCTTTCAACTTCTTGTTCGTAAACCTCAGGTAAGTATTGTTGAGCAAAACTATTAGTATCACCAGCAGCAGCGCCACCGTTAAACTGTAAATAGTTACTATTCAATACCTCTTGAGATTGGGAGGGTACTAACCCTCCAAATTGTGGAGATAAACTCATAATTTTAAGTTTTTATTAGTTAAATTTTCTTGTTTTTATTTTTAATTTTGTAGAATCAGCACCACTTATTGATTTTACTTTAAGACCGTTAAGAAAAACCTCACCCTGTGTTGAGCGAGCTTTTGTGTCAGTTAAATTTCTTGATTTATTAACCACGTCTTTAACTGCATCCGCTTTGCCTTGTTCATAAAAATGAGCAGCGATTTTATCTACATTGTCCGCAGCATACATAGCCTTGTGATAACCACCTGTGTCTACAACATTACCATCTTTGTCTAGAAACTTTCTAATTAAGTTGTTAATATTTGACTGGTTTTCAGCGATAGCTTCAGCGTTTTGCACATTATACTTATATTTTTTATCTCCAACTGTAATATCAAAACCTTTGAAATCCTCATTGAAAAGCTTTTTAGTATTTGCTTTAAAATTTTCATGCTTAAGCGTAGCCTGTTCTTGCTCCTTAGTGTAACGGTTGAAAAAATCTAATGCTTTTTGTTGTTCTTGATTTACTCCGGGTCTCAACTTGATTTCCTCGTAGTATTTTGTTTTCAAGTTATCCAAATAGCCTTTAGCTTTTGCAACTTCTTCTTTGTACGCAATTTTCTTTTTACGTACGTCTTTTGGCTCTTCAAGTTCTTCATTGTATGTAAACTCTTCCAGCAAAAGATCAATATCTTCACCTTCTAAATAAGGTTTATGTTTTTTATAGTATTCTCTTAACAATGTTGTATCGTCAATTTTAGAGTAATCAGCATTTAAACGCGTATAATCTTCTATTGTACCACCAGTTTCTTCCATAAAAGATACAAGTTTTTCAATGTTTTCTGGTAATATCTTTTCAGGTATTTCCTCATTAATAACTTCTTGCTCTTCTTCTTCTACTTCTTCTACTACTTCTTTGATCGGAGAAAACGCTTCAGCAGTCTCGTCGGACTTTTGTATAGGTTCTCCCACCTCTGCGCTATCTCCGGATGGTTTTTCCAAAGATACCTCCTTTGTTTCTCCGATTTGAATGGCATCGTCTTCTTTTTTTATTTCAACTTTTTTAACATTGTCTTCTATTTCAACTAAAGGTTCTTTAGGATTTATAACAACTTTTTTGACTTTTTCATCTTTTTTGTTTAGTTGTTTAGGTTTTATTTTTTTACCTTTTAGACTAAATTCACCTTCCTGTTTAACAGGTTCATTTGTTTTTGTTTCTTCTGACATAATATAATATAATTAAATAATTAATAATACAGTTTAATTAACTGTTGGAAAAGGTTGTAATGTATTTTCGTTTTGAAAATTAATAGGACCACTTTCGTTTTTTCTTTGACTTATCATTTCACTCTGTTGAGTTGCTTGAATTTTAGTCCTTTTATCTTTTCTATCTTCTATTTGTTTTTCTTTTTGCTGCATGTTTTGAACATCCATTTGCTTTAATTGCATGTCATATTCAAATTTTTTAGCAAGTTTTTGCTCTTCAATACTAGCGGCTATTTGCATGCGCTCAATTTCCATTTGGCTTTTAGCTTGTTCATATTGTACATTAGCTCCAGATATAGCTTCTTGTTTTTGAACTTCTGCCATAGCTGTTTTCTCTGCAGTTTCAGCTTGAGCCTGAGCTTGAGCTTGTATGTTAGCTTGTTGATTAGCTTGATCTTGTGCCATTTTTAACCTACGTTTTATTTTAAGCTATTTGATTAGCTAACTTAAGATTTTTAATTTGTCTTAAATCAATAGCATCTTCAAGGTCTATACCATTAGTTTTTAAAGCAATTTGTATATTTTCTTCTAGTTTTGCTTGCTCTTCTTCATCTGGCTCTAATTCTAAATAAATACCAAAATCATGTAAATTAAGATTAGAAACTTCTTTTAATGTTTTAATATTATATGTAGATATTGAGTTTTGTAAAGACTCTCTTGTTAATGGAAACTCTAAAGCATCTGCTATTTTTAAAGCAATATTTTCAGCTATTCTTAATGTTAAATATAAACTAGATTGTTTTATATGTCTAGTAGCAACGTTAGACGCATTTGCAGCTATTTTTTGTAAACCTACTAATGTTTGTTTATCAGGTGTGCTACCATCTCTAGCTTCATTTAATCCCGTCACATCTCTTATCATTTGTAAATAATATTGATAAGTTGTAATTAAGCTGTTTATTTTTGCTTGACCATTAGAACTGTTTAATTCTTGTATAGGAACTTTACCTTGATTAAAATCACCATCTTGAGTGTAGCTTCTACCTACTATACTACCAGTTTGAAAATACATGTTTAATGCTTCAGCTGGATTATAATTAGTACCATTACCCAAATCAACCTCAGCTAAACCATCCATGTCTAAATAAACACCATCAGGTACCATACGAGATAATACTTGCTGTAACTTTAAATGAGTTAATTGTATCATGTCTGCAAAGCCAATACATTTACTAACTAAACTTTCTATTCTACCTTTGTATATACGAGGAGCACATATAGCATAATTCATTTCTACTTTTGTAGTATCAGCCATAGGTCTTGACATGTTTTCAGCTAACTCCCATTTTAACAATGTATCAGTTCCTAAAACTTTTGCGCCGCTATATAAAACCTCTATAGATCTTGAAACTCTTTCAAAGTTTTCATTTTCAGGTGGATTAAAAGTATCATCTTTTTCAATAGCTTTCATCAAACCTTGATCAGTTTGTTTTATTTTAAAAACTTGATTGTGATATGTTTTGTAATCAAAATATAAAACTTGAACTGTGTTTTCATCGTAATCACCCCAACCTGTTATATAAGATCTATTTCCAGGCGCTTGTTGTATACGGTATAATTCTTTTTCACTTATATTTGGAAACTCTTTTTTAAGTTCTGGTATAGTTATAGATTTTAACTCACCAACATAGTAAATATCTTCAAAGTTAGGATCTTCTGTATATGAGTAAACCATATATGCAGGATCTACATAATCAACAGTTACACCTTCAGCTGTATTAAAATTAGTTTTAGCAGCAGCAATACCTAAAACTGTTAAATCCATATTTAATCTACGTCTAGTTAAATCGTATTTGTTTTGAGCTAAAACAGATGATATAACTTCTTCTTCAGCTATTTCAATAGATTGTTTATATGATAGCTGCATGTGTAATTCTAATTGCTCATTTGTTTCTGGAACAACTTTTTTACTAGGTGATTGATATAAATCTATACCTAGTTTTTGATTTACCGTATCTAAAAAAGATTTAGCAACCATGTCTTCTTGTAATTTAGAAGCGTATTCAGTTCTTTTTTTAATAGAGCCTGGATCTTGAGCATAAGCTTTAATATCATAACTTTTATTTGAAATACCATTTACCACTATATCTACGAATTTAGATAAAATAGGTACAGGTTTCCAGTCAAGATTTAAATAACTTAAATCACCGTTTATAGATAATTCATCTTTATACTTCTGTATACTCTGCTCACCTCTAGCGTATTGTCTTAGTTGGTGATAATTATTCCAATTAGTTAAATATCTATTGCCACTAGTTCTTCCTTGCGAAAACCACTCTTGCTCAATTGCCTGCGCAACTTGGTTACCGTATTCCCAGCTAGCTTTCACACCATCACTTACAACTTGGCTAGGAAAAGCACTATTAGTATTAGTATATATATTCATTTAACTTATAATTTTTGATGTAGTTCCTTGATTATTGTATTTTTTAAAACCTAAATCTACGGATTCTATTTTTCTTTTTTGTTGAGGCATATATCTATTCTTATTACAAGCCATTAAAGCTAAGCCAGTACTAATAGAGGCATCGTGTTTAGTTCTATTATTTATATTGAAAGTAGCCCAGTCTTCTAATGTTTTTTGAAAATACATATCACCATATCCTGTTTCTAATAAACCTACAAAATGTTCTATATATGTTTCTATAGCTGCAGCGTGAGCTTGTTTTATATCTTCGCTTGAATTAGGTATACCACCTATTTCTTTTTCTGTAACAGATAATTTATTTCTTTTTTTATCTGGTCTATTCATTGCATAACCTCTGTAACCTCTTCTTTTAAAATGATAGAGTAATCTTGGTTTATTGTTTTCTACTAATATAGGCATACCGTAAAAAACACAAGCCATTAAAACATCTTCAAAAAATATTTCAGCTGTTTGAGGTCTAGCTATATATTCTAAAAAAAAATGATGAGGTGGGATATCTTCCATGCTAAATTTAGTTAAGCCGTGTAAAGATCCATTAGAACCTCTTCCGTCAACTGTTCCTGATATATCATATGGATCACAACCAAAAGCACCTAAGTGTTCATTGCCTGGATAATTTATTCCATTTTTTTTATATCTTACATTTTGTAAATTTAATGGTGGAACCCATGTTATTTTAAATCTACCATTTTTATTTGGTATAAATATAACTCTAGTATCTTTTTCAGCATTTTCCCATTGAAAACTACCAGTTGTTATAGCTAATTCATTTTTAGAATCTTCATTAAAATCTATTTGTTGATAAATTTTAGTTAGATTAAACAAAGACTCTTTTGACTCATCTCTAAAAGCGTGCTTTGTAGTTCTTGGAAATTGTCTGTAAAATTCATTTAAACCATCTTGGTCGTTTTTTAATCCTTCTACTTCATTGTTCCAGTATTCTATTACACCTAATTTTATTTTTTGCCCATGCGGTCCATCAACAGGTTTTTTTGGTGTGTTGAAGACAGGTAAGCCATAAGAATCAATGTATCCTTCGTAATTCCATTCCATAGGTATGAACAAAGAATATAATCCGCTACGAGTCTGTCCGTTGGCGTTTCTTTGGGTAACATCTGAGTCATCATATAATTTTTTAAAGTTTCTACCACCTTTATCTAAAGCATTAGATGTGCTTCCCATCATACATTTACCAATAATTCTACTACCTAATCTTAATGTGGTTTTCGTAACCCTCCAGTTGTTGAGGATGTTGTTCGGCCTTTCCCACTTCCCCGATTCATCATGGACGAGGAGTTTAAGTTTCTCCCCATCGTAGGAGTTATCTCCCGTGTTCTTCCAATCGATTGTGGTGTCCAATCCCTGGAGTTCGTCCTGTAAGGTTTCGTCTGTGGTTGCGGCGGTAAGTTTACGACGTGTGTATTTGGTTGCGGGGACACGGTAGGCAAGCTCGGTCTTTGGACGGTCCATTCCGTCCTGGGTCGGCTTGAAAAAGAATGGGTAATTAACGGATATCGGAACCACCTTATCTGTGAACATCTTCTTTGCATCCGGTCCAGTTTTAGATAAAACACCATATCTGGAGTCGCTAGATATGGTTGCCAAGTTAACCACCTCGCCTGATGCCATAAAGGAAAACCCTGATCGACGATTCTTAAGGTAGCACAATCCATAGGATCGTACATCGGCCTTACAAGCTTCCCAGAAAATGAAGAATAATCTATTTGACTCCCGAAAGTCTGGTGCACCGACATCAATCTTACTCCACTGCAAGTACATGTAATGAGTACCAGTAAGATAAGTAGCAACGTTTTTGTTATAAAACCAAAAACCTTCTTCCCTACGTGTGAACTCTTTATCAATGTAATCATACCATTTTTCTTTAAAATCTT